GCTGCCCGCACGGGCCACTGGCGGTCCACCGATCCGTAGCCATGCCAGGGCTCGTGTTGTCTGCGGCGAATACATCGCCGCTACTCATACGCACGGGTAGCCCATAGCCTTGAGGGCTGTCCGCATCGCCTGGAACAAACACGAAGCCGTGCGGAATCCACAGGTCCACAAGCACGGATGTGACTTTCGGAATGACCGGCAGCGGGCGCACGACGAACACGTTCTTGTACCCTGGCCCGACTTTTGCAACGTACGTCGTGCCGTCTGCCGCCCTTTGTTTCAGCGACTGCGTGATCGGAGCGCCTGCCTGTACGCTGTCATTCAGGCGCCCGAGCAACTTTTTGGCGTACGCGCGATCCTGCGGCGTGATTACCCCGTCGGCAACCAGTACGTACTCACCGGGGAGGCCGAACGCCATGTCACGTCGCGGTGCCGTTGATCGTGTAGTCGACGGTCAGCGTGCTACCGGCCCCGAGCGTATTGGCCGCCGAAAACAGCCCCGCTGCAGCAAGCGTGCCGGTCGTCGCCGACTTGGCGCTCGCTGACAACATGCCAGCACCCGTGATCGTCGCCCCACCCGCACCGATCGTGAACGACGCCGGCGCGGTCGTGTTGGTCATGCTCTCGGCGGTGGACGCACCGTTGCTCGTCCAGGTCTGCCGAGCCGCCTGCGTATAGGCGGTGTATTCCGTCTGTGTGGACGTAAACGTCGCCGCGGTCAGTGCAGTCGTCGGCGTCGTTGACCCCGTGAACGGCGCGATATACCACGCCGAAGGAGCGCTCGCGTTGCCCAGCGTAACGTTGAGCATCAGGTCGACGAATTGCAGTGCGATCGCGTTGTGACCCACCATCAATGGGCCGTCGTCGACGCGGCACGTGAATACGCCGCCAAACAGAAAACGAGATGCAGGAAAGAACACGCCGTTTTCCGTGCGCTCGTACCTGAAACTGCGCAGCGCGCGACGCAGCTCGTTCTTGAGTACAGGATTGAAAGCCATCGAATTCACCATTTACCTTTAGGACAAGTTGCACCGACCCGACTGGTCTTCGACGCAATCGGGCACCCACACGCACCACACAGTTCCGTGTGCAACAGCGGAAGCATCCTTTTGAATTCGCACGCCGCACAGATCGCGCGGCGCTTTTCAATGAAGTCCGAAGACACGAGCGCGCTCACGATGCGCTCCCCATTACATTCACGTGCGCGACTACGCTGTCGGACACAGCGAGACCAGGAGCCGCGCCGCCGCGCCCGCTGACGATATACCGGCTCATGCCTTCGCGTTGCGAGAAAAACGCCGATGCAGAATCGAACAGCGGATAAACGAATTTGTCGCTGAGCGGCACCATCGATTCGACGGCGCCGACCATCGGCACGCCACGCTTGTCTACCCACACCGGTACTGGCTGCGTGACGAAATCGAGGCCAAGCGCGTCAGGCTGGATGACCGTCATCGAGCCTGGAATGACGCCTATGTGCGAAGCAATCGAGACCCGTGCCGTGTCGATGGATTCACCGCGCAGCACATACGTGTGCGTGTCGGTGCCGAGATACACGACAAAGGATTCCGAATCAGGAACCGCGACCATCGTGATCGGCTCGCCGTGCAACCGTATGAAGTTCTTCAACGGATTGAACAACCCGTAGTACAGCGGTTCCGACCATACGAAATACGTACCCTGGGCGCCGATCAACCGACCTGCCTTGAGTCGTGGAAACAGCACCGGCGGATAAGGCACGCAGAACTGCGTAGCACCGAGCTGGCGTCCGCGACGCCCCGCGTCAATCACGTAGGACGACGCGCCGCCCGGCGCCGAACCTGCATACTGCAGCTCCGTGCCGTTGGCCGTCGTGACGTACACGCGCACTTCGCTCGTATCCGCGTCCATCGGTGCCGGAATGCCGCCAACCTGGATGCCGCCGCCGTCCGGCACGTCAATGAACTGCGTTGCCGTGGCCGCGCCTTCTTCGAGAGCCACGTTGGCGAATGCGAGCGAGACGCCGTAAGTACCCGCTTCGAGCCCGCCTGTACCGAGTACGACGAGGCCAAATGAAGGCACCAGTTCCACGCCCCACGCATGCGTTGTCTCGTCAGCGGCGACCTTCCCGCAACGATCACCGTTCGACCAGTAAACGCCAAGCGGCGTCTGCTGGTAGTGCACGCTGCCGCCGTCGAGCCCCGTGACGAGCGCTTTCAGCGAACCATCGAGATGCACCGAGTACAACGTTGTAGCGTCGGCCACGAGACCGAACGGCACGTCCGCCGGAGTACAGAACGAGTGTGCGCCGGCCAATGCCGCCAATTCCGTAAACCCTGCGCGCCGCGAAGGAACACCGCTGTCGGAAAAATCAACGTTGTCCGCGCCGATGACGAAGCCCTTCGGCAACTTCGTTGCGGCAACGCGATTGGCAACACCTTGGCCAAAAGCGAGCGAGACAAGTTTTTGGTCGCCGGCCATCGTCACCACTCCATCCGCACGTAGCCTGGCGCGCGCCGAATGCGGCGCTGTTCGACGTTCCGCTCGATAGACCGCGCTTTGAATTCTGCTTCGTAGCCTGCTGCGCGTTCGTCGTTGCGAATGTCGCTGTCATTTTTCGCGTAGGCCAACGCCTTCATTTTGATCAGCATCAAACGTTGATCCGGGATCTCCATGAAAGGCAACGGCATTCCCGCCACCATTGGCGCCGCAACGCCGATGACGCACTGCAATTCCAGCGTGTCCGCAGCGGCGGGTATCGGAATGAGCCTGATCGCGCGCGCATCGTAATCGCGCATGTACTGGATCGGTACGCCCGGTGCTGTGAAGATGCCCGCCGAACCGACCAGCGGCATCCCGTAGTCCCACACCTTGTAACCGGCGTACTCGTCGATGTTGTGCTCGGTGAGCGACTGGCCGTATTTGAGTGTGCGCGCCAAGCGGATGTCGAACACGTACATCGGCAGCGAATAGACCGCCGTGTTCGCCACCAACGGGATCTGGAGCGTCTTGTAACGGCCAAGCACGGCGCGCGCCGTAGCGTCTGCCGCCTCGGTCATGTAAGCGTAGACTTCGGTTTCTTTCCACAGACGATCGACGTCCGACGGAGGCGTACCTTCCAGTACGTCGTCAACCTCTTGCCGAAAGAGGGCGTTCAGTCCGTCGGACGTCGTCGCGAGCATCGCATCAGGCGTTCGTCAGCCCGTGGAACTTGGTGAGGAGGAAACGGCGCGCGTCGCGCGTCGACAGCCCCTCTATCTTGTCCGCCGGGATGTCGAATTGCGTGGCCAGAGCGAGCAACGTTTCGCGGTCTTCTGCGTTGAGCACCGACAGCACTTCGTTGGCTTGGGGATGCATTGCCAATTCGACGCCGTTGTTCTTGGCCCCCATGTACTCCTGCCAAAGCGCTGTCACTTCGGTATTCGTCACATCGAACCCGAGGCGTTCACTCAGTACTTTCGCGCGCGGAACGCCGCCTCCGCCGAAGTTCTTCGGCTCGTTGGCCTTCGCAATCGCCTCGATCGCGAGCAGTATTACCGAGCGACGGATGTCGCCCTGGAATTCGACGTTGGCGCGCGTCATGTCATCGATGAACGGCGCGTCCTTGTCATTGGTCGGTACACAACCCGCGGCCATTGCATCAGCCGCGATCTCGTCGGGTACCATGCGTGGCTTCTTGGCTTCGAACCGTATGACGTGCCCTTTGGTGGTAGCCAGTCGGAACGTTCGAAGCGAGATCATCTCAATCATGTTGGGCTCCGTTTCAAAGCGGGGGCGGCAGGAAGCCGCCCCCTTGGAAAGCGCGAGCCCGACAACCCGCGCTAAGCGTCAGCTTCAGTCGCCAACCACGTTGGTGCCGAAACTGTACTGTTCGCGGCCAATGACCACGTATTTCGCACTGACGAAAGTATTGCCCGTGGTTGCCGCCGTGCCCGTCTCGGCAAGCGTGATCGAAAGCGTGCCGCCACTCGGGTAGAACTTCCCGATGTTGGCACCTTGCGCGTGCGCTGTCGCGGCGACACTCACCGCATTGATGAACGTGGTCGTGCCGTCGCTAGCCGTCAGCGTGGCAGTCGTGCCTGCATTGAACGCCGTGGTGGTATCCGCCACGATGTCGAGCAGCAGGGCGTTCACCGGAAGCGGGATGGTGAGCCCGTTGCCCGCGCCAATGTTGCTGATGCCGCACTGCGCGATCGCGTAGGCCGGCTCCTGGCGGGCGGTGATGATGGGGGAGTTGAGTGCCATGTTTGGATCCTCGAATGGATTGCGCAGTTCGGAGCACTACCGCCGATCGATTGGCGGTAGCTGATCCGTCAGATCGCGGTATCGCAGGTGATGACGCTGTGGTCTTCGATCGACTGCGAGTAGATCGAATAGAACTGCGGCTTCAGGAAGCCGACGATCTTGCGCACCGAGATACCGGGCGAGTTGCCGTAGTTGAAGACCTTCTCGTACCAGTCGGCCATGCCGATGTCGGCGAACGCGAGCGCTTGCGCACCGCACATCAGTACACGCTGGCCATCGATGGCACCGGCGGCCCCCCACTTCGAACCCGAGGCGGCGCCCTTGGTATTGAACACGTGACGGTACTCAAGGATGTTCAGGCCATCGATAAAGATGCCCTCACGTCCGCCCAGCGGCGTACCCTTGAAGATCGGGTTGCCATCGCCACGCTTCTGCGCGTAGCGCCACGCCTGGAGGAAGTCGCTGTCCTGCTTCAGCTTGGCGATGCCTGCCGGCGTCATGAACACGTTGTAGGTATCGATGCCGTTGTCCGAACGGATCGGACGCAGGTAGCTGTTGGTCGCCTGAGCCTTCAGGTTGACCAGCATCGCCCAGCTCGGAGTGTCCGCGGCTGCGATCTGCGTGGTATCACCAGCAGCCAACGCATTCGCACTGGACGACCAGCGGAAGAAACGGTTGGCGGACGGTGCCACGACATCGGCCGCGAACGTCAGCTGCGGGAGCTGCGAGCCGATGCGCGCGGAGCCGTTGTTGTTGAGGTTGTACCCGACACCGGAAAGCGTCAGGAACGCTAGCTGGTCCATGCGATCGGCGATCCAGTACGTCAGCTTGTCCTTGGCTTCGCCACGGAACCGAACGACGGACTCCTGCTCGGCCATGCGACCC